TGCCGTCTGGAAGGTCTCCGCAGCACTGGGCCGGTCACGGAAGTCCTGGAAGGCGAAGGCTTTGTCGTACTCTCCGTCCACCAACGCCTGGGTGATTATCTGGTCGAGGTTCGGCTTGGCGAGTTGACTGATGGCACCGCTGCGCTGTTGCAACAGGGACATCCCGTCTACTTCGGTGACCTCCGGTGCAAACCGCGGGGCCAGTTCAGCCAGCGCACCTGTACGCTGTTGAAGGAACTCGCGACCACCCGACTCCACCACGCCCTGCTGGAAGCGCGGGTCTAATTCTGTCCAGTTACCGGACGCGCTCTGTACGAACTGACGCCCTGTCTGGGGGTCAATCTTCACACCAGGCTCATAGGTATCCCTGACGAACTGGTACTGGTTCTCCGATGTCTTGACCAGACTACCGCCTTGTTTAGGAAGAGGGATAACATCAGCGGCACTGGTCTGGAACGGTGCATCTTCAGGTGCTTCGTAGGTGTATCTACCGTCGCCCAGCGGGATAAGACGGCCCCCGCCTTCAGCATCGGTAAAGGTGACTATGTCAGCAGCAGTGGGTGCTGCTTCGTCGCCTTCAAGTATCACGTTATAACGGGTAGTCACACCTTTGTCGTCCGTGATGGTATACGGCTGCATGGTCTTGCCGTTGCCTAACGAGATAGGGTCTCCGATAGGGAATGACCCTTCCGGGGCCTTATTAGCGGCCCTGAAGACGATATCAGCGTCGGTTCTTGGCTTCGTAGGGTTCGCCTGGTCAATGGCATAGGTGTGCCCTGTGTCCGGGTCAACCACCAATGAGAACCGTTTATCCGCAGTGGCTTCTACCTCTCTACTGACATGGGTGAAATAGAGGCCATTTCTAATGATGTCATAGGGGTACACTACCCCAGGTATAGGGTCACCCTGAAAGCCTCTTTGGGAATATACACCAGACGTTCTAGCATCTTCGACGGCGTCCTTCTGGCTTGTGAACCAACCAGGGGGCGGGCCTTTTGTACTCTGCTCTCCCAATAGCATCTGCTCAAGAAATGATGTTGGGTCTAACACTGTTGGATAGATAAGTGCCCCAGCATCTTCGACTTCTTTTTTAGTCGCTACCTGCCAGGTTCCATTTTTTTCAATCTGATTGACACCCTGAACTTGCCTATGCCCTACACCAGGATTAGTTAAATCAACGTGAGGCATTAGACCACCCCTCCATGGCCCACATCCGTTGGTCTGCCTAGCATCTTGAGGACGGAGTCGTTCCCGTTCTTTCCTTGAGCAAACTCCTGACGGATATGCTCCTCCCGCTTGGCTGGAGGCAGTTTGTCCCACCACGCACGGGCTTCGGCGGCATTCTTGAACCGAATGCTCCCGTACTGAACGGCATTAGCCTTATCTGCGTCTTTCGAGTAACCCTTCTTTTCGGCCACCAGTTCGGCAACCATATCGTGTAGTTCGTTATATCTAGCCATATTAACCTGCCATACCCGCGCCTATCTGGCTGGGATTGATGGTATCGGGAGTGAGGCCCTGCCTCATGCCGCCGCCTGCGGCACCGCCGCCCATGGTCTGGTCTAGGGGCATACCGTCCGGGCCTAGGATGGGTGCGCCACCGGCGGCACCGGGTTGTCCTTCGCCGCCTTCGGCCATGGAGAGGGCACGCTCCACCAGTGATTCGATGCCTTCTTCCCTGGCTACTTCCATGGCGAGGGCCTGGTGAATCATGGGGTTCTTCCTGACCCAGTCCATGAGGAGGCGTTTCCGTTCACCGGAGGCGTCCTCCAGTTTGGCGTCAGCCGCCCAGTAGGTCTCCATGGACTTCAGGCCCGCAGCGACCTCCTGGAGGCCAAGCTGCCGCTGTTGCAGTTGCATGACGGGGTCAACCAGGTCGAAGCTGATGTCCACCGAATAGTCGGACTCCAGGTAGGACGGCCTGATGTTGTGGCCTTTGACCGTCAGGTTCAAGTCAAGGATGTCCACCAGTTGTAGTATCTGGGAGGACGCGACGGACGCCAGGTGTTCCAACTGTCTCGATACGGCCACGAACTTACGTCCGGCGGCGGTGGAGAGGATGGCCTGCTGGCCCACGGTGGAGACGCCCTGCTCCCTGACACCGGCCAGGGCGCGGGAGAAGGTGCCTTCCTCTATGTCACGGGACAGCCATTCCTCCGTCTGGAACATCCAGCGGGGCAGTTGGGGTATCTCCATGCGCCAGACATCGGAGCGGTCTTGCATCTCGATGATGTCGCCCTGGTCTAACTGGTCGCGGAGTTCGTCTGCGCCCATACGGGTGCCTATCGGGTTGAAGCTGGCGTCCATCAGTGCGTTATGTCTACCTGAGACGGCCTGGGCCTGGGCACGGATGTCGGCCATGACGGGGTCTAGGATACCCACGGCCAGGTTCGCGGGGTCAATCTTGTCGGAGTTGGTGGGTTCCTGCCCGAAACCGGCATAAGCGTGGGCATATGGCACGAAACCCCAGGTGTTCTTCTCTGTGAAGAGGAGTTTCTTCATGGTGTGGTACTCGCGTCCGGTGCCTGTGACGTGGCCGGAGACCATCATGGCGTGCCAGCATTCCGTCCAGTACTCGTCCACGAGGATGAGTTCAAAGGGCCTGTTGTTCCTGACCTCCCAGACATCGGCAGCGCGGCCCCTGGCTTTACGGCCCAGGGTGAGTTCGTGGAGGTCTTGGGAGAAGCGTCGGGCGTGTCTGATAGCGACGCGGGGCCGTTTCTCCCAGGGGTCTAGCAGGATACGGGCCGGGTGGGGGGAGCGGGTGCGGAAGGGCATCGCTGTCCGGCGGTAGTGGTCGTGCAGCCGTTGTGCGGCACGCCATTCGTCGTCGGGGGTATCTGCTTCACGGGTCGGTTCTTCGGCACGGCGTTGGAGGACGGTGGAGTCCAGCCCCAGTTCGTGGATGGAGTAGCCCAGATGCACCAGGTTCTTGCCCTGCTGCTTCCAGGTGAGGGACGGTTCCAGCAGTGCGGCTTCGTCCAGGATTGATTTCAGTCCTGATTCGACGCGGTCAGCGTTCTGGCGGGCGTTCTCCGACTGGCTGGCCGGGTTACGGTGCGGTGTCGGTTCGGAGGCCAGTTGGTGGTCTACGGCGTTGTCCACCAGTGAGGTGGCGCGGGCTGGTTTCAGCCAGCCTGGGCGGGAGTGGGACTCTGCGCCGTCCCAGACGCTGAAGGTGCGGAAGTAGTACTCGTCATATTTCTCCCACTTCCGGTGTGCGTTAGTCCAGACCTCTTTCAGGTGGGAGCGGTACTGGTCTATCACCGACGCTGTCGGTTCTTCCTCGAAGCCGTTCATATAAGCCATCTATCATCCCCATCTTGACCAGCCACGGCGTCGGCGTCTTTCGCTGCTCCGTGTTGGTCTACCGTTCTCGCCCCCGGCGGGGCGTGCGCTCTGTCGGAGTTGCCAGGCTATGCCCACGGCCATCGGGTAGTCATCATGGGTGCCGGACTGCGCTTCGATACGGCCCCGTTTGTCGGGGTTCCTTATGACGGTGAAGAACTGGGAGAGTCCATCACCGTTAGGCACCGTGATGGCCCGTGAGTGTACCGCCTCGATAAGGTCTCCCCAGAGGACGTAGCGGGAGCCGTTGGTCATACCGGCGGTATCGTAGGTGTGCCAGCCTGGATGGTCGGAATCGCGGTAGAACAGCTTCCTATAACGGAGTTCCTGCGCCATCGCGATAGTCAGTATACCCCAATCGTTGTCTTCGATGCCCCAGATGGGGGAATCGTACTGGTTCAGCAGTTCAACCGACGCCACCGCCAATTCTGACGGGTTAACGACCTGCGAGTAGATATCAGCGGCGATATAGCCGGTGACGGCGTCCAGTATGACGGTCACGGCGTAGTCATTACCCGTACCGTGGGACGTATCGGTACCCGCCGAGTACCTTTTTCCCGGTTGGAAGGGCTGGTAGATGTTGGCCCGTACACCATTACCCACAGTGAGTACCTCAACCGGCTCCTTCACGTCCTGTTTCATGCGGGTGAGGATGGTCTGGTCGAAGGCAGCGAGGGCGCGTGTGGGAGCGAACGCCTCTTCTTCGGTCTCAGGGTGTTCTTTCTGGAAGAGTGCCTGGTCGGGGTACTGTGATTTCCGTTCGGCGTACCATTCGTCAGTACGCGCCGGTCTGGCCCGCCACCCGTAGAACAACCTCTTGAACCCGTTGTCGGGTGCCGCCAGGTATAACTTCTGGAAGAGGCTCCCCATCTTGTAGGGGCTGACGGTGGAGGTCAATATCAACTGGCCGTCATTGTCGTCAAGGCCGGGCTTCACGGCGTTATAGGC